CTTTATGTTGGTGTTATTTTGACCTAAATACACTGTAAAAATTAGTGACCATACGGATAAGCAGCTAGTTGCATCAAGACCTAATAGTAGCTACGAACCTGTTTTATTTTGTCCTATCACCCATGGATACTGTGTGATGGATGGTCAACCTTGGCTGATATATGTTGTTTGAATAGGGATACAAATCGCGCGAAAATCAATGCAGTGGACAGTAATTTTATGATGAAGTGCCACCCTTTAGATATATTACATACAAAATATGTACGCGACATGGCCTAATCGTCGATCTTTTGATGGATTAGGAAAACCCCTCCTTTTTAAAAGAAACAGTTTAATAATTATCCCAGTCGGCTAGCTCGGAGAAAGTTAGATTGAACTTCTTATGATCGGAGATTTTACAGTAATACATAGTATTGGAAATTATAGTTTCTGTATACACGAATACATTTTCTAGTTGAAAATAGCATATTCGAGTATTTTCAGATTTATTTTCTTCTTCGAAATGTACCTGTATTAGCAATGGCATATACAGCTTAGGAGTCAGAGTCCCAAAGGCAACTTGTAAGCATTCGCTTAACAACCACCTTGACACAAGTATAAAAGGTCTGGGTCCCCACTACCGTGAGTTAGCTCATAGATAGTAAAAATTGTGAAACAGCCACTACTCAAAACTAAGAAATTAGTTTACTTTAGACGCAACACGACTCTGTTGCTATTAATTAAGATATTTAACGTATTAAATACTTACAAAACGAAGTTAATTGTTTTGGTGTTAGGTTTTAAATTTATTTTGAAAATAAACGTAGAAAACCTATCGGAGCAATGAAAGTTAAGTCTGAAGGCATACACATTTGTTTAACCATTTTATATATAACTTTATTGACTAATGAGTTATATTGTAGTTATGGCAAACACACTTAATAGGATATTGAAAAGTATTTTGTATAAGTTATCGCTATTGTTGCTAGTTATATGATTAAACACACTTAAGATTTGTCATTGTATGATGTGTCGATTTTATTAATCACAGGTTATTAATATGGCATGTCCCCAGCAATAAAAATAATGTTTTTTGGTAGGACTTATTTTAGAGTATTTTACTATTTGATAACGTTTAATATAATGTTTTTGTTTTGTTTATACAATGGGCATTTCATACTTACTTCCCTTGTTTTATATCCAACTTACAATCTTGTTAATTGGATTTATACGTTATATTATTCCAACCGAAATTTAATAAAATATTTATGGTATATTTTAGAAGTAGTTGTTCCATTAGACGTTACTTTCTCCATTTTTGTCCAACTTGTAATTACTTTTGCGTTATTATTCATTTTGTTTTTTAGATTTTATAGATTCGTTAAACAATGGTTGATTTTGCATCGTCCTACTTTTAGGCGTTACAAGTTATCCATTATTGATTTTTTCTATAGATGTTAGATAGACATTTTGGATTTAATTATTGACAATAAATGCGGTGCTATTAAATTTTAGAACGAATATTAAAAAGCTCATTTTGTTTTTACTGGATCAGATGTTAATGTTAAGTCTTGTCCTGATTTCAATTATAAAAACAATAAAAGAGATTATTGTCTAACTATGGCCATGGCTGTTGTTTTTGGTTTGTATCCCTTGAATCAAGTCGAAAGCAATGAACATTTAGCTAGTGTTGACAATATACATGATTTATGGGCCGAAGTTGCTGACTTAGCTTAAGCAGTAAATTAAATGTTTTTAGAAAAATGTAAGAATTAAAAAGACAGAACTTTTTGGTCTATTATTTATCATCAAGGTACTTCTAAAACTGGTGATAAGACAGATATATCGAGAGTTGATGCTTACATTTGTTAGATGTAAGAATTTAAAGCAGTGATGGGACGTATGGGGTACGTCATATAAATTCCTGATGACAAGACTTTTAATTCTGAAGCTCATATAATCATAACAGAGTTAGATAATAATGGTCACGCTTTTGTTCATATTTCTAACATTAAAAAATTATTAACTAAACCTAAACCTTCATCATTGATTAACTATCTAATGCAAGATGAAACTCCGTATGATCTTACAGTCAAAGATTGCGGTAGTAACTACAAGAATAAAACCAACTGTTGTTTTTATTTATCGATATTACATGTTATGAATTCTTTATATAAAGATTCTAGAGTTTTGGAAGATTTGTTGATCCCATCTTAGTTAACCATGAAAGATCTATGGATGGACGTTTTCTCTTAGACGAATATCGTTAAAAGTTTATAAAAGTAGTTGGAGCATTTGGGTTATTATTTAGTTATATGTGCTAGTGAGAAAGATAAGAGCTACACCACTAAAATCATATTGGACAATGATTTAAGTTTAAACCCAATATATATTTTAAATGTGAATAATAATCATTTCGTAGCAGTTGTCGGGATGAAGCTAAGTGTATTAAAAGTTGTAGCTAAAATAGATAGTATAACTCCAGTTTAGCAATAAACCATTTAAAAAGAAGTGAATTTGAATTACTTCTTGTCTGAGATTTAACCGAACACTTATATTTCCACAAGTGTCTGGCAAGGCAGTTTATACGATGGTTTAGGCACCTACACCGCAAACGGTTAAAATGTTGAATTGTAATTATTTAACGGCCCTATTTAATACCCTTAATTTGAATGGGGTATTGATCACGTTCCTTAGTAGGGGGTAGAATTGTTTAGATTTAGAATCGGACATAACATATCTTTAATTTAGTTTAAACCTTAGTATTCTCAAGTTCCTTGTATTTAGTATAAATATAGGAAGACGACTGGATTCGGATAAATTGATTTGTACTTTTACGAAAAACTAATCCATTTACATTCAACTTTAGCAGTTACCCATAATAACAAATTGTTATTAAAACATAGATTTTTAGAAAATTTTTATTCTTATTCTCGAGAAGATCACAAAGTCAATGTTTAAGATGATGTTTATTTAGAATTGGACTATACTTTAGAGTGCACTTTAAGGTAAGTGTAGTATGACATGTTGAAATGCAATCGTGATTACGGGGATTATATGACACTAAAGCCTGATTGGTTCATTGCTTTAGCACATTTAGGGAAAATTTTAGTAACATTGAAGATGATTCCAAAAGATAATGAATTGTTTTCTAATTATATTAGAAGATTGGTTATAACAAGTCAGGAATGCCCTGATTTTGTATATTTCTTTTTTGCACCAAAAATAGATAGAGTCTCCGTCAAATTAGCTAAAAGACTTGTAAAATTACACGATAGTATCGGTTATTGGTTCAATTAACAATTAGATCATTACAGATATTGGTTAAAAGAGAAATATATAAAATGGATCAAATCCTAAACGGGTGGCCCTGTTGGTAGTTCAGTAGCTATGCATAAAACTTCTTGCGAAATGTATAATATATAAAACACCAGTTATAGGATATTAAAAGACATGAAATTCTATAATCCTATTACTAAATAAAGAGTGTATTTACATAGCGGAGAAGACATATATGACTATTACTTACCTTTTTGTGAATGTCACAAAAACGTTGGTAAGGATCAAATATCTTCTGTTCTCCCTCAAAAAGATTTTGTGTTTGCATAATACGGAAAATGCGTATTGAATGCAATAGGTGCCGTTATATATAGATAAACGGCATCTTTATTAACTCATTCTCTTTCGGAATTTTCCAATTTTAAAAAATTTTATGAAAGATAATCTGTTCCCTAGAAGTTTGTAGATTGTTTTAGATATAGTCTTAATTAATAAGATTATACAGTTGAAAAATATTTCGAACACGTTAAAGCGAATGACAAAAATAAAGAACAACTTTATAGATAAGGCAAGTAGAATGTTAAATTAGGAGACAAAATAAAGAAAATTATGTCTTGTTTTTCCAAAGTAGGTGAATTTTTCTTATTTTACATATATTCCTTGATTGGTAAACTCAGCAACAGAGCCAGAAATATATGTTCTCCTGATGGAACCTTGTTAGGTACATGTAATCATATTAATTATATCGGTTTGGGTATATTAAAGAAGATTTATCCTAGTTATTGTTCGTTTATGAATAACGATCAATTGGAATAGGAGATTTACAAGGGTTTTGTCCACATGAAGAAATACGGCAAAACAAGATGCGTATCTGCAGATTTTTCTAGTCATGATGGTAATTAATTTTCTGAGATGATATAATTGATTGATAATTCCGTATGGAATGTTTTACTTCCGGTTATATGGCCAATATTGGATTTACCTGAAAATAAATATAATGAAGTGTTGTCTTGTTTGACAGACACAAGGTAAAAGTTGGAACATCGTATGAGGACGAAATTTGGACATAATAAAGTTTTTTCTTTAACTTTGAATGGTACAGTTACTTCTGGCCATCCTACGAGAACTACGTTCGGTAATAGCTTAAGAGTTATTCTTTATTACCAATATATTTTTGAAAAAGCCGGCATTGAACATTATAGGATGTATGTCGGTGGAGATGATTTTTATGCCATAATATTAGATAAAGATTATTATTCTTTTCAAAAGACTGTTTCGACTGTTTTTTCTCCGTAACCTTATGGTGTGAGAGGTCTTGGCTAATGCACCAAAAAAGTTAATGACTTAGGTGAACACGGTATAGATTTTTTGAGCAAACTAGGTTGTTATTATTAGGGTTGCGTTTATATTTTTCGTAATTTTGAAAGAATAGCTTATTTGTAACCTTTTTCTAATTCTAGGATTAAAGATGCTTCTGTTTTGAGACAAGCAGCTTGTTGTGCGATGTTTGGTTCTGGATACGACCTTAATTTTATAAAAGCCCTTTGTAACCACTTGGGTAATTATTAAGAAGACATGGACAAATACAAATTTGGTATTAGTATTGCAGCCATGAATGGTAATTAGCCTAATCGTGCTTAATATTATTAAACTAACTATAGATCTTATCAAAATAATTCCTCCTTAGATATGTTGTACAAGGAGATGGTGTTAAAAATAGGGGATCTATCGGGTAGAGCCGATAAGTATTAAGTCTAGGGTATGTGCGCTGATATTTAAAATGGCACAAATTTTGGATGGTATTAGACCCTCTAAAAATATCAGAAAGTAAATCATTGGATTCAACCTTTAAAACCAATAGAAAGGATCAATTAAATTGGTTGTACGTTATTTTGTTAATCACGTATCCTTAGTGGTAGGACGGTCGGATTCATTAAAACTATATGTTTTTCTTTATTAGAAAACATTAGTTTTAATGTTGGGAGCTTGATAAGCGTAACGTAAAACACAATTATTGCTAATAATTAAATACAAATAGAAAAACCAGATGAGAATTTTGACCTTTATACTCGTACTTCAAGTGAAGAAGCCCAAATCACCTCCTCAACTGACAATTGGAGTCAAGTTGACAGTAGTAAGACAAC